CCATGACTCGTGCTTTCTTGATCTTTATTTTACCGCTTTCTACCTTAGTGTCAGAAGTTTCTTTAATCTCTGGCACCTCTTCGTCACCCTCGAATTGATCAAGATCTGCCGAAACACCACGAATGAAGCCACCACGAACTAGTCGTTCAGCTTCTTGCCCGTAAGAGCCTTTATCAAAAAATCCTTTAGCGTTTCCAATTCCGCCATCTACTCTTTCCATTGAGACAATTCTTCCAACTACAACAGACCCGTTATGGCCTTCTCCTGTTTGAATTTGCCATAAAAGAGGTAGTGGAAGCTCTCTTATAGAAAGAGCATCTTTAATAATAACTCTGCCATCCCCAGATTCAACTTCTTCAGGGATTACGAGAGGGATAGAAAACTCGGCTCCATCTTGATTTTCAATTTCTCCGCCAGCAGTCATAACTCTTGCTCTAGCATCTGCAGCTTTAGCACGCATAATAAAAGTGCTCAAAAGTTCATCATAATCACGCAAAGTATTGACAGTAAAAGCACCCATCTCTTGATTCTTCTTATCTCCTGGCCAATAGCCATTCATCTCCTTATGACGAAGAGCGCAATAGCCCTTGGCACGAGGTCCCATATATTTGGCTAATTGACGATAACAACGAGTCCAGTCGCCTGGAGTCTTCCAGCGAATCTTTGCAGCACCCTTGCCATAAGTCCAATAACGACGAAGCTTCTCTGCTTGTCCGCGGTTACGGTCTGCTCCACCTGCAGCTGTGATGGCTTTATTGTCAATTTGTTCTATAACATCAATTAAAGTTGCATCATCTAAAACTATAACTGGCGGTGGAGTAGCACTTCTAAGATCTAGCAAAATTTGTGGGTCATGTACCCACTTTCCTTTATTTCTACTATAAGTAGTTGGCTCAATTGTGTCTTTTGTAGCTGGATGAAGTGCAACTAAATCCATAACTGCTTGAGGGTCATCTGGTGAAACAATAGCCATATGTAAAATAGGTACATCTGAAGTCTCTGGTGTGAGTAGATTGTTTTCCGCAGAAGCTTTTAAAACTCTTCCTTGAGAATCTAGCCAATCACTTTTCTTAGTACCTTTTTCTTCAATGTATTTTTTATTTTTAGCTGGGTCCATAAAAGGAGGCGCTGTTCTTATTCCACTTTTATCTGACTCTAACCAGTTTTTTAAGACTTTAACGTTATAAGCATTTACTGATTTAAATTCGGGAGTTATTGTTTGAGGATAATATTTTGATAAAGGATTTGTAGATCTTGCAGGTACACTTGTTGGGGTATTACCGCTTGTTGGGGCAGTTCCGCTCTGAGTTTGATTAGGCTGCACATCTGGGGAAAGTCTTTGCTCTGAAACCCACTGTGGGTAGTTTGTGAGCATTAAATTTAAGTTTTGTGCATTTAATGGAGGAAGAGTTCCTGGCATACGAATAGGTGAATCCATAGGAGTACGAGGCTCACCAAGAATTCCTGAGGTATCCAACTCTCCTTCTGCAACAGCATTAGGGATAGGAACATATGCTTCTGCTGGTTCTGTCATTGATGCAGGAATATCAACTGTATTTCCGTTACGAAGCTCTACTTTAACTGTCTGTGTAGCTGCATCCATAGAACGAATGTTTCCTTGATAATTTTGATTACCACCAATGATTACACGTCCACCCATTTTTGCAAATTTACCTGACTTATCACGCAATTGAACATTCGCTCTTGCTGCTTTATTTGCAGGAGTATCTATTCCATCGCCAACCTTGCCTGGATCTGCACCTTCTCCAGCTGCAATTAAACTTTTACTTGAAAAATCCCAATCTTCGGAATCGTCATCTTGAAGATATAGCTGATCTAAAAATTCTCTATCTAGGTCTTCATAAGCATCTTCATAAATTTTATTTTCTTCTGGATACATTTTTTCAATTTTATGAGCAATAAAAGGTTCGTTGTCAAGAAGTGCTGCAATAAAAAGTGCAGTTTCTGTATCTACTGGAACATGTCCACAAGGAGTTCCATCATTAGGATCATCTAGAACTTTGTCGTAGATAGACATATCAGCATCTGGCATACCCATGTCATCCCAGTCGCCGTCATCCCAAACATAGATATGACCTGCTGGCTCAATTCGATAGAGACGATCAATACCTGATCCATCTAAACGAATACGAGCAAAGAATTCAATTACATTATCTTCAGGCATTGTCTTAGAAACAATAAAAGAATCGTAGTTAACTCTTTTTGGCATCTCGTATTCCATAGGATCTAAGCCACCTGCAGTAATTGAGTTTGACTTAGCTTTTTTATTTTCACGTTCTACAATTGCAGAAGCCCAACGCTTACCTGCATCTCCACCCCAAAGAGCCCAAGCAATGCGGCCATTAGATGGATAATTCTTTTGTCCCGGCTTGTAGCCAGTTCCCTTTTTATCTACTTCGTGACGAGGGAAGTATTTAGCAATATGACGAAGTTTTCTAATACCAATTTGACCACCGCGAGCGAGTGTGCGAGCAGTGTTAAGACCTACAGATGTTCCACCACGGTCTTCTTCTTTACGCCATTCAAGGCCACGCTTTGCTTCTGCAACTACAGAGTCAGGAATAGTGTACATACGATCATTGTTTGAGAAAACTTTAATATCTAAGTCTGTTAGAGCTGCTGCTGCAAGTTCTACTGCAGATCCAATAGGTCTTTCAGAGTTACTGTCCCAGTAAGTGGCTGCAATTAGAGGCTCTTTAAGGTCCAACTCAAGTACAACATTTTGGAACTCGTCAACAACTGTCCCTAATGTTTCCGAGATAAAAAGTACCTTAGACCCGTTGCGGCCAACATAGTCCATTACTTGCTCTCCTCTGTTACTGGTCCACCAGCGACCCATGCACGACATGTGCGGGATGCAGCGCATTTAAAGTCGAATGCTTCACAATACCCTAAATCTCCAGCCTCGATTGAGCCCCAAGCATCATTTCCTTCTTCATTACCAAGCCCAGAAGCAATGCAATCAAGCATCTTTGGAGTCTGAATAAACACAGCGCAATTGCCACACTTTTGCTTCTTAGCAGTGTCAATATCTACAGACCATTCGTCTGCAATTGCTTGCCAATACTCTTCATTTGGCTCTGCAGGATTAAGAGGACCGTACATAGCGGTATCAATTGCGTTCTTGCGGTTATCTAGATTAATTCCAATATCTTGAGTCGCTGGAGGACATCCTTCAGATGTCTCTACGGCAGCAGTGACGGCTTTACCTAGTTGATAATCGACTCTATATTTTTCTACATCTTTGTATGTAAGGTACTTACCAGCAAGTGTAGTTTTTTCAAACATCTCACGGACAACTTTATAATTGACTGGTTCAATATAAATAAATGACTTACCCTCAAGACTTACATCGCCTTCTGCATATGAACGCCACTTGCCATCTATAAGAGTTCGGATTCCAAATTTTTCACTATAAAATACACACTGCTTAACAACATCTTCACCTTTAAGATAGGCAAGAGCCATACCTTCTTCAGGATAGGACTTAACTACTATGGTCTTCATTTGTCCTCTTCCTTTTTAGGTTCAACATCTTCATCATCATCAGCAGCTGCTGGATCCCAAAAAGCGACATCCATAAGTCTTCTATATGCAGCAATCATTGCATCTGTATATAACTCTTTATCTGTAAGACTCATTATACATTATCCTTTTCTTCAGAATCTTTCTCGGATTCCTTTGATGCGGGAAACGACTTTTCGTTATCTGAAAGATTTTCTGGAACTATGTATTCTTCCATGTCTTCAGGGATTAATGGCACCTGTATCTCCTTTCACTTCTCCTATGGTCAATGCTAGTAGATTAGCCTCTTTTTTGAAACCCTCTTGACGTAGAAGCGTTAAGAATGTTTGGTGCCATATCATGTTATGACCCCCTCCGATGCCAGTTCTCCATCCAGCTTCCATAAGGTGGGCAATTTCGTGGAGCATAGCTACCTTAGAAATCCCTCTAGATCTAGCTAAAAATACAGGGAACTCAATTTCTCTTAAAGGGTTGCCCTCTGGAATTAAAGAGTTATTTGCACGACCTACTCCAGCCTCTATACCGCCCCCATTTTTCATAGGGTCTGCTCCTAAACTCTTATCAGAAACAGCTGCGCTAGCTAGCATAAAGAATTTATTGCCGTAACCGTATTTCTTTAGAATTTCTGAAATGTAATTATTAATTTCAGTTCTATCTGTTATTAATTCTTGTCCATCTAAAAGTCTTGTAGCAAAAATTCCGTGCCCATTTTCAAGACCTTCGTTATCTACTCCTCTATCTGACTCACGATCATAGGTAATATCGTCCCATAAATCATATTCTTCACCTGAAAAAGTAAACTTCGTAGGTTCTACAGATGCGTCTTTATTTTTTGGAGTTTTATTAGCAATTTCTTCTCCAGTTTGCCCTTGCTCACCAACGTTTGGTTCTGGGGTTGGCTCTGTAACTGTAGGGGCTTGATCGGCAATCTCTTCTCCAGTTTGACCTTCACTGCCTACACCTTCACCAGGCTCTGGTGGGCCAAATGGATCGCTTTGAGCAATAAAGTTTGGAACCTCATCGCTAACAAGTTCTTTATCAAAAACAAAGCTTGGATGCATCTCTGGTGGAACGTAACCTTCGCTTACTGGCTCACCTGCTCTATCACCAGTTGTCTCTACAAATTTTGGCTCTTTGTTGTTTTTAATTTGCTTAGGGAACTTTCCTTTTTCTGCATCTTCAACCATTTCGCTAGCTTTACCTCTAACAACGCGAACTGGGACAAAAGGAATGTTTTCAGCAATAGCTGCTTGTAGTCTGTGATTTCCTTCGCCAACAAAAGCCATACCTGTTTCATCATCATAAATAACCATGATTGGGTCGTTGAACGGCTTTCCATTGAAATCTCTTATTGCAAATCCTTTACCTTCACGAAGAGACTTTCTATAAGACTCTATAGCTTCTTCGTTTCCAGCAACATTGCCAGCCATATCCTTTAGCGCATCGGTAGACACGAAACCTACAGTACTTCTAGATCCAACTAGTCCGCCAGAGCCACCATCTTTATAGTCTTGTAAGCTTGGGAAAGAAGTTCCAACTTGATCAGGTGTATCTCCTTTTTTAATTCCAAGCATCCAGTTAACTGCATCTTGAGCTTGCTTTGCAGCAACAATAATCATTCCTGGATCATCCTTAAGAGGCTTTAACCAACCTTCTGCATAAGAAGCTGTGTTACCCCAGTCAATTTCAACACCAAACTCTGCAGCAATAAGTGCAACAGTAATTTCTGCAATTAACTCTTCTTCACCACGACTTGCTCTATGGTCTCCATAATTATCTTGAAGATCCTTGCGCTTTCCTTCTTTACCTAAACGTGACTTGTGTCCTGTACTGTGACCTAGTTCGTGGAAAAGAGTTTCAATGAAAGTTTGACTGCTGTCGAACTGTTCTCTTAAAGGTAAGTAAATTTTATCCTCGGAAGGACGATAAAAAGCTCCATCTTGAGGTCTGTAGATAATCTCTGGGTGATCCTTGTATGACTCTAGTATCTGAGTTTCAACTTCTAATACTGGAACTGGATCCTTCTTCACTAGTGGTGGAAGATTTAGTTTTTCGAATTGAGAAACGTTAAATACTGGAATTTCTGTAAAATAAATGTAGCCTTCTTTTTTAATAGTTCCATCTGGCTGTTTTATATCTTTAGCTACAACATTAGGTTTTAAAATCTTTGTGCTTGTTTCTCCCTTACGGACAAAGCCTCCTAGAGCTTTACCTTGATTAAAGGTTAAGAATCTAGGGTCTGTCCAATCATTTAGATGCATTGCTGCCCAAAGAGCTAGCGTGTTAGTTCCTTGATAAGCCTTGTTTGACTTTGCATTTGTTGGAAGGAAGCCTCCACCAGACCATCCCTTTGTCCAAGGAACAACGCCCTTTTCAATAAGCTCGATTAGTCGGTTAGCTACCTCTAAAGTTTTCTGATCTGTAATCTTTCTAGCCTTGACAACCTCGTTGCCAACCTCTTCTGGAGTTACAGGTTCTGGATCTGGTGTAACTGACATACCGATAAGTTTTTCAATCTCTATTGTTTCAGGCTTTTCGTCTTCATCAGATGTTACGTCAAAGATCCACTTTAAGTTGTCTCCAATATCCAAAGCTTTCTTTGCACGAGTAACTGCAACATAAGAGATTCTGCGCTCTTCTGCATCTGGAAGCTCCATCTCTCCTTCATCATTAAGTTCAGGCTGCTTAAAGTCATCGTGAAGCTTTACACGGTTCCACTCTTTGCCCTTTGACTTATGTGCAGTAATGACTTCAGTGTCGATAGGAATTCTTGGAGCGTAGTTTTGTACCCATCTTCTAATATCGTTAATTAGAGTAAGAATGTCATCTTCTTGATCTTTAGTGAAAGAAACAGTCGGTACCTTATACTCAACTTCTTCTCCTAATTTATTTTTACCCTTCTTTGTAATATATACAGGATTTTTTACAAGAAAATCTAAATAAGATTTTGAGTTAGGCAGCTCTAGAACACCATCTTTAATAGTGTATTGGATCATTGATTTATGACCCTTATTGTTTCTTCCCATACCGAGATCGCCAGTAGTTCCATCTTGGATTGCTTCTTTGCCTACAGGTACATATACATCTTCTCTAAAACCAGTTCCGCGAATTGGAGTGATGCTATTGAGTTTATCTACTAACTCTTTAATGTTCATCTTTCTATCTCTTAGAAGACGAACCATGTACATAGCACCGCCAACTGACTTTCCATCTTGCACTGCCTTTAATACTTCATTCCAGTTTTGGAACCCAGCTAAATCTTCGTGTAGTTTTGGCTTCTTGTATGCAGGTGTTCCCTTGTTAGCAGCCATTAACCACTGAGCTGATTTTGCATATGATAAAGCTTTGTAATACGTTTCTAGGTTGAGTCCAGGATTCTTACCTTTAGCTAGTAAATCAAAGACGGAATCGATAACTCCACCATTTGTTCTAGCAATGATTACATCTGGATCTTCCATTTCTTTTTCAAGAAGTACGCCATCATCTTCTCCAGGCTTACCAACGATTTTCTTTCTAGAGCCAAGCGTCGTTAAGAATCTATTTCCCATTGCAGCAAGTATTGCGCCAAAACGGAAAGTTTGAGTAAGGTTAAGCTCTATCGCATCTTTAACATTATTAAGTTCATCTACAGCACCACGGAAAGCGTAGATAGCTTGGTTACTGTCTCCAACATAAATTTTTTGAATATTTTCTTGATCGGCTAGAAGTTTTACAATTACTGGGTTCATGTCCTGTGCTTCATCGAAGAAGAAGAGGGAATTCTTTCTTCCCTTGAAGTCCCCTTCACTTGTTGACCCAGAATTTAGTCCATCTACAAACTGAGGTTTTGTAAGTGCCCATGTTTTTAGCATGTGTGAGAAGTCAATTCTAGATAGTTTCTTAGAAGTAGGATCCCACCCAGCTTCACTGCTAACGTCATCCCACATTCTCTTTGCATAATCTACTAGAACCTTTGGAACTAAATCAAAGAACGGCATCTTCTTAGCGAAGTGTTTTTCAGTTAAAGTATCATCACCAGAAACTGCAAATCTGTCAACAGCTTCTCTTATCTCTTGTACAAGATCGTTTCTTCCTAAAGTAGTTTCAGATCCTCTAATCATTAGAGTTACTGGTTCATATTTATAATACTCGAATAGGTTTATAAAATCTGTAAAGTCAATAAGACTTCTATCACTTATCTTGTCTTTATTGCTCAGTTTGTTTCTGCTCCTATAATTGTCAGGTAGCATGGAGTAAGCAACGTTGTCCATAGTTCTGGAGTCTACGTTCTTTGGCATTCTGCCTTGAGCCTCTTCAGCAGTTTCTTTATTAAATACTATGTAAAGAAGTTTAGCGTCTGGCTTTTCAGCAAGAAGTCTTTCAGCTGCTAGAACCAAAGTAGATGTTTTTCCAGTTCCAGCAAGAGCTTGAACAACGATGTCTTTCCCAGTCATAATCGCATCAACGATTTTACGCTGCTCTTGTGTTGGAGGGAACTTAGAGATGTTATTGTAATCAAAAGAGCTCTCTGTCTCGCCAAGAAGAGTTCCATTACCAAAGTTATCTACATCTGTTCCTTCTAAATCTTCAGGCTCTGGCATGATAGCCATTGCACTAAGATTTGTAACTGGGCTCTCAAACTCTTCTAAAGCTTTTTGAAGTTCTAAAGAGAATGAACGCTTATCATTTTCTTTTTGCCAGACAATTGATCCATCTGGTTTAATTGTTGCAACAGGTTGATTTCTAAGGAATAGGTCTTTAGATGCTCTAAATACAATTAAATCATCTTCAGAATCTAACTTAAGCTCTACTGCAGATTTACTTAACTCTTTAGCTGTAGGCTTATCGAATGCAAAAGTTACATCGTATGGATTTCCAGTCTTAAGACTTGGAAGAGAGCTTGGTGTAGTTACTCGTGTAGGAAGATTTTCTTTTATCTTGCCTACTACAGCAGGGGATGTGCTTACAAAGTCAACTTCTTTTACTTTAGCGTCACGAGCTGTTTCTGCTTCTTTCCACTTTTGTGCAAGCTCTTCAGGATTTAGCGCACCTTCAGCTGGTGAATCTCCTTGAATATCTTTAATCTTTGCAGCAACTTCTGTCACTGATGTTTCGTCTCTAGAAGGTTTACGAATTGACCCAGCTTCTGGGGCAGAATAAGTAATTACAAGATTCTTAGAAGCTACAGGCTCTCTTTCTCCAGTATCTTCATATCTAACCTTTACATAATTTGTATATTTTTTGTTGTATGTATCTAGAAGAACACTTACAACACCAATTCTCTTAGTCTTAGCGTGAAGAACTTTATCGCCTGACTTAACTGGAGTTACTCCATCAGCAGATATGTGGAACGGAGAACCGCCGACAGTTGGGCTAGGTGCAATGACCTCAGGTTCTGCGACTACTTGCTCTTTTATAGTCTCATCTACGTTAAGACCCTTTACAGCTTCTTCAATAGATGCATCTGGCTTAGAAGTTGTGATTGCATCAATTGCATCATTTACAACTGTCTCTGCTTGTTCTGGGGTTACTTCTTCGCCCTTAACTGGCTTTTCTTCAGGAATTAATACTGGTTCAACATCTTCTACAGCTTCTATAGTTTCTGTTTCTATTTGAGCATTGGTCTTATCTGCATTGTCCTTTCTGCGATAAATTCCACCTTCAATTTTTCCGTTTAGGAAGAACCCTGTTCCGCCATCTTCTCTTTCTGATTTTCTGTTTTCAAGTATCTGTCCAGTATTAAGGTTCGCTCTGTAAACTCTTACAGCATCGGCTGGTCGTACTTCATCATCTTCAAACTTAATAACTTCATAAATTTCTCCATCAGAGCCAACTAAGAAGTCGCCAACCTTTAAATCTTTAATTCTTGTATTAGTAATAAAGTCTGTGTTTTCTGGATCTTTAACCCATTCCTCATTAATTTTATCTGCATATAGAGGAGAAATATATTCCTTTGGAGAGTCTGAAGATTCTTCACCCTCAACAATTGTTACAGGCTCTTCTTCAACAGAGCCAACTTCCTTAACAGCTGAATCAACATCTTCGCCAGTAATCTTTTCTCCAGCAAATCCGTCAGAAACAATCTTGTCAGCTTCTCTCTTGGCTGCTCTCTTCTTTTCTTCAGCTAGAGAAAGTACCCACTTCTTAAATCCTTCTGCATAAGCTGCGCTTCCTCCAGTAGGAATATCGCCAGCGTTAAGCTTCTCAAGGAGCTTTCTTAAAACTTGATCGGTTACTTCAACATCAAATAACGCATTGTGGAAGTCAGAAGAGCCAACAGGAACTCCTAGACGCTCTGCTAGCTGATTAAGAGAGTTGGAAGGTGCTTTCCATGAGCCAACGCCTGAGCTATTTAAAGTCCATGTCCAAGGATTTCCTAGAGCAGAGAAAGCTTGATCTCCTTCTTTAGGATTCTCAGGGAATGTAACTGTTTTACGTTCAATTTTTTGTAATGCTTGGGCAATCGGTAGTGTGTCAATTGAACCCTTTAGCTCGAAATCAATTCCAACTTTTTGAGCCCAGCGCTGTAGTACGTTTAAATCAAATCCAATGTTTTGTCCAACAAGAATAGGGTCTGCTCCAAAGAAGTCAACAAGTTTTTGTAGCTGATCCTTAATGCTTGGCTGTGTAGCTAGCCACTCATCTGTGATTGGGTTTCCTTCAGCATCCCTCATTCTATTTGCACGAAGAACTTTATTTCCTTCACTATCTGTTTCATAATAATAATCGCCTAGAGGCTTATCAGGGTTAATGTAGATATTAAGCTCTTCTACCTTTTCACCACCAACATATCTAACTGCAGCTGCTTGAATAGGCGCATCTGGGTTTAATACATTCTGTACATCATTTCCTAAAGTCTCAAAGTCAAAAACTATATATCCATCTTCTCTAGCATCTAGAGCTGCTTGGATATCAGATCCATTTCCAAGATCCAAAAGTAGTTCGCCTGATCCATAGAATGCAGGTAGTTTTGGCTTGGATACTTTTGGTGCAGTCTCAATAGTTCCTTCAGCATTAAAGGTGTATCCCTTATCTGCTTCTGCAATTTTTTCTTGACGCTCTCTCTCAAGCTGTCCGTAGTTAGGCAGAGACTTATCTGGTCTATCTAAAGGTTCTTTATCACCTGATGCTGGAAGATTTTTCTCTCCACGAATGATGTCAATTGGAGTGCTCTCACGCCATTCCTTGACTTGTGTTTGATGACCTACATAGTGTCCTTCGAGAGAAGTAACTCCATCCTTAGTTCCAAGAACCTTGGTAACTGTAAAGAACTCTCTTGCTCCAAATTTATTAAATCTGAATGCAATATCTCCTACTTCAACCTTAGATGCAGGAACATTGCCAACATATGAAGGAGTATCTACTGGCTTAGCTGGTGTGGCAGCTGGTTGAGCCTCAACTCTTTTTGCTTCTGGTGCTTCCCACATGGCATAGCGACGATCAAATTCTTTTTTATACTCAGTCATAGCTTCTTCATATTTTGCTTTATCGGCTGGGTTCTTTAGTCCCCAAAGCTTTCCTTCGGAACCGTCTTTTCTCTTAAATGTTCCAACTATTTGAAGTCTTCCAGTCGGGCTGAAAGATTTCATCTCTGGCTTGCTAAGTACTGATAAGTCTCCCTTTGCTGGAGGTGTAACTCCACGGTAAACATCTACTTCAATATCATCAGCCCAAACCTTGGTGTTTTGTTCTACAGAATTTGGATAGTATCCAGTAAGTCGAGTTGCTGGAACTACTCCCATGTCTCTGTCTTTAGTAAGACCTGTCTCAACACTCACAATTGTGAAGTGCTCGCCCTTGATAACATCTCCAGGTTGTAGGTCGGGTGTGAATACGGAAACAAGAGTTGGTTGTGGAGTCTGAGGTTTATCTTCAGTAGTAGTTTCATCTTTAGTTGGTTCTGGTGCAGATAAAACTATCTCGTCAATGCGTCGAGTAAGCTCATCTAGGGCATCCTTAAGAGCTTTCTTTTCTTCTGGCTTTACTTCATCAGCTAAATCTGCTTCATCAATTGCATCTTGAAGTTTACGACGCTCTGCAACAAGCTCTTTAAGAACTTTTTTCTTATCTTTAGAAAGTTCTTCTGGCTTTTCTTCAGGCTTTTCTTTCTTAGCCTTCTCTTTCTCAGCCTTTTCATCTTCTTCAATAAGTTTATCTTCACGCTCTCGCTTTTTCTTATCACGAATTGCTTTGAGCTTGCGTTGTCTTTCAGCTTCTGCAACTTCTTCTTCAGTAGGAAGAGCTTCAGGTGGGAAAACATAAGTTTCAGCAGCTGGGTCTTCTTGAGGTTTATCGGTGTCTTGCTCTGATCCTTCTGGCTTATCTGGGAGGTTCTTAATAAACTTCCAACCAAGCTCAGCATTAACTGCACGACTAATATCTTCTAGTTCTTCCGTAGTCATGCTGTCTAAGTCAAAAAGCATTGCCTTAACGGATCTGCGTTCTCTGAACTTTAGGTCAAATGAGCCAGGACCAAAGTTAGAGTCAATAATTTTAATCAGCATCTGTTGACGATGGTTCTTTTCTTTCTTTAGAGCTCTTCTTTCTGCTCTTGTAAGTTTTCTTCTTTGTTGAACTCTGTCAATAAAATCGTCGACAGTAGGTGCAGGTTTGTCCTCATCTAATACGCTATCGATTACTGCTTCATCAACTAAATCTGAATCATCATCATCAGCTACTTCTTCTCCGCCAAGATTTTCAGGTGCAGTAAACTCGTAGTCGTTCCACCACTGCGACCCCCCATACTGCTTTATAGGAACAGGAAGCTCATCTACAATTTCACCAGTTTTGATGTTTACCCATGAACCATCTTCTTGCTTGATCCAGATTTTTGATCTACCTTTAAGATCTTTACTAGTAGCTCTAGTTCCAGCAGGTAGTAAATCAATTTCATTTGGCACGCCAGCAATTTGATCTTTTATTACTCGTGTAGGTGTTTCTCCTTCAGTTCCAGGCTCACGAGTAAGAAGGTTTCCGTCAAGTTTGTTTCCTTGACCGTCTTCCCAAATAGGCATCCACTTCCATGTGCCAGTCTTACCGTTTTCATCTATGTATTCAATCTTCCACAAAGGAACTGTTCTTTTAGTACCTTCAAAACGTTTTTCATCTTTAGAAATACTCTTTACTTTTACCCAGCCTACGCCAGGAATATAAACTTCGTCTCCAACTTTAATATCTTCTACAAACTTTTTACCGTCCTTCAAAGGTTCTTCTGGAGTAGCTTCTACTACTGGAGCTTCTGGAGTAGGAGCTGGTGCTTCTGGCTCAGGGGCAGGTACTACCTCTGGTTCAGGAGCTGGTGCATCAATATCAATTGGATCTTGAGCAGGTGACTTTGCAGTTGCAGCACGAGGTTGTAGATCGATACCGAAACGATCACGAAGTTCACGAGCAAAAGCCTTAAACTCTTCATCAGTTTGCGAAGCAGATTCTGAATTAACTGGAAGAGTTTTTCCGTCTCTCTCGATAGTGCCAGTCCACTCGAAACCATTCTCATCAAGGAAGTCAGCAATTTCTTTATCCTTGAAAGCTCCACCAGCACCAGCACGAAGAAGAGTGCGATTACCTGAACGCTTGTAGGTAACTGATTTTTTAGGCTTAGGCTTTTCTTCTGTTGTATCTGGCTCTACTTCTGGCTCTTCGGAAACTGGAGGCTTTATTCTTGCCTTTGCTTTTCCAGCTTTCTTATTAATCTTTTCAATGATTGCATCTGTGTCTTTACCCTTAAGCTGGAGAGCATCTCGAAGAGCTTCTGCAGGGACAGGGGAGTTTACAACTTCTCCATTAGGATCTTCGGTTAACATCTCTCCGAAACCAAGTCCGTGTTCACCAGTTCCGTTTATTGCATTACTTAATTCGCTAGTTAAATCTTTAGCTGTGTTTGCAGACAAATCTAAGGCTGTGGTTGGAGGTACATCTCCTTGAAGATCTTTTGGAGTAAAGTTTTCTTTAGGGTCAACAGGATTTGGATCTAACTTGTAAAGTCCTTCAGGGGTATCTATATCTGCATTCTTTGGCAAGAATGGTCGGTAGTCTCCATCTTCTTTAAAAGTTGATAATTCTTCTTCTGAAAGACCTTCAAGCAAAGGAGGTACATATGTATCTTCAGATACATCTTCAACATCTTCTAGTGCATCTGTAGCGTCTTTAGTAGGTTCTGGAGTAGTAGCTTTTGGCTCAGGCTTTACAATTTCATCTTCAATAATTTTGTCAGAAGGTGAAGGCTCGATCTCTCCATCTTCAATTGGAGCTTCTTCAACTACAGGCTCTTTATCTCCTCTTGACTCAAGGAGAGCTTTCTCGTTTTTGTTGTCTCCAGAAATCTTGTCATAAGCCTGTGCAAGAGCCATTTCAGCATCTCCACCTTGCTCACGGATTGCTGCAGCAATAGCTTCTGCTGGAACATCTTCCTCACGACCATCTGTAAAACTTATCGGGGCATATCCTGTTGCTTTTTCGTTATCACTAACAGGCTCTACTGCTGTAAGAAGTGCATCTTCCAACTCTTCTGGCATCTGATCATTTGCAATTGATACAGGATCATCAAACTCAAATTCTGGGACATACTCTTCGTTTGGATTAAACTCGTAAGCTCTATCTGGAACTTCATATGGGAATGCAGAAACTTCTTTCTTTTTCTTCTTTGAATCTCTCTTCTTTGTTGGCTTAAAGATATCATCTGCTTGCTCCAGAAGTGGTACGTTATCGTCTGCTGTCTGAGGTTCAGGACGAGTGTATGTACGACCTTCATCTTCATCTAGATTAGGTTCATCAAGCAAAATTTCGTTGTTTACATCTTTCCAAGACTGAGCAAATGCAAGAGGTGTATTTTTCCCACGACGATATACGCCGAATACTGGCTCATCGGGATTCCAGAACTGCTTACCAGAGTCTGAATCTACTTCACCTTTTTTAAGAAGCTTTGGTTCTGGCTTATCTAATTCTGCAGCTCTTTTTTGTCCATCAGAGATAGCAGTCTGTGCAGCCTTAGGGTTATCAAATTTAACAATGTCGTATTTATCGTCTGTATATTTATTACCTTCATCTTTACGATAGATACTTGGAGCATCCGATACAACGATACTGCTTTCTGGAAGTACCTGTGCACCGTTAGGTACTTCAGCTTCTACAGAAGAGTATCCATCTTGCGAGTCCTTGCTTTTAATGAAGGCCTCAAGACCTTCACCAAGCTTTGTAGGTACTGTTGCTACCTTACCTTTGCCCATTTCAATGTCAACAAGGTTTGGATCAAACATGTTCTGGTTAAGTAGTTCTCCAGAAAGACTCTTTGTAGATCCATCGTTTCTTTTTACATAAACACGGAAACCATCTGTAGCTCTTTTAGATGCAGATCGTCCCATATTAATCCAACGCTCAAAGCGATCTGAAAGCTGAACAGCTTCACGAGCACGACGAGCTGCTGCTGAGTTTTTACCAGCAAAAGGATTTGCTGCAGCTATAAGAACTTCAAGAGGGACTTGTCCCTGAGGCATATTCTCTAAACGAATCATTGAATACTTATGCTCTGGAGAATCAATAGGAGAAAACATTGCAGATGCTAAAAGACTCTTTACTGATTCATCCTTAATTCTTGGGTCATCTAGTACCCAACGCATCTGAGACTCTGCAAGTGCAGAAGAAGTCATTGAGTGCATACGAGTTGATCGTGGATGTGATACAGGAAGCAAATCTGTATTGAATGCTTCTAAACCGACGACCTTGTTGTACTTAGCTAAAGAGACATAGTTAGAAAGTTCTGCAAGTGCTTGGTGCTTACGAATAGAGAAAGGTAGTCCTCTTGTTTTTTGTAGAGAGCGAGCAAGAACTTTGTACGCAGATCTGCGATTTACTCTACGACTTGTCGTGGAGAACTCGTTTGCCTTTTCAATTAAAAGATTTGCTTCTTGACGAATCAAGCGTGCTTGTTCACGACTGCTATATGCTCTATAAGAGCTTACAATTATTTTATTCTGCATCTTCTTCTACCTTTTTTGGAAGAAGATCTGCGTCTAAGCTTTCATAACCAAGAGATGCAAGTAGTGATGCTCTTTTAAAAGGATTATCTCCATTACGGACACCACGAAGCCATGAGGCACGAATTGCGTGCTCTGCTTCGTATCCATAACCTGAGTACTCTGCCATGGCAAGGATTGCTTCTTCTGGAGATGAGTAATCTTCTTCAGCTAAAAGGTCAATATTTAATTCTTGATCGTAACGCCACTCATTAGCAAGCTTTGCTAGTTCTTGTGGTGATTGGATTTCGTTTCCGAGTTTTTCTCCCTCGAGAACACCGACATCAACGACGCCGTCTGGGATAACCGCGAAACGACACTTTCCCTCGTCCTCAACTTCAAGTGCGATGATCCTGCACGCCCCATTACCCATGTAAAGAACACAGTTAGAGCATTTGACTCCGATTCCTGCGACATTATTTTCGGCTGGAGGGGTGTATCCTGCCCAGATTCCTGTGGCATCTTCATTGAACTTTCCATATGTATTTGCAATCTCGATTAGTGCTTCTGCTAAATCGCTTTCTTCGGGGACTAAGCCAGCTGAAGCTGAGATGGCGTTTGATTTTTTTGTTGAACGTGGATGTTTAGAAGGTAGTAAGTCATTATCTGTTGTGTATGCAGAGTTTGATGGCTTTCCAGACTTTAATAATTTTAAAAATGCGTTCACACGAGCCATTGCCCATTGATTGCGTGTCATACCTGGTCTATGTGAGACGCTATAAGCACCTGCACCTCTGCGATAAACAGCTTTTAACATTCCAACTGTTGCACGACGACCTTTAACTGCTTTTTCGTTGTGAGTTTCAACTTTATTCTTTATAGACTTCTCTACACCTGCAGAAAATTTAACTTTACGAGTTCCTGATGCAGATCCCTTTTTGTTTTTGCTAGAACCTTTAATTTGATCCTTCTTAGGAGCAGGAGTTTGTGAAATTGTTCTATTTTTCTTTGCTGCAAACTCTGAATCATCTGAAGCATCGACAGGGACGCAGTTAGGAACCATTTTTCCATTTTTTTCTTTCATTCCAACTTGCTTGTAGCCTTCCCAGCACGGATCTCCTGCAGCAACGAGTGAAGTAGTTACAACGTCGATTGATTCATCAGACATTACTGCTCTTGTCCTTCTGTAGGAGCCTCTGTAGCAATTCCTGCAGCCTCTGCACCTTGACTTGCTGCATCTAGCGCTGCTTGTAGCTCAGGTGGGATTGGAGCCACTGAAGATTGCTGTTGCTGTGAGCGAACTGTGTTAATAACCTCTGGTGCAATTGCTGAAAGCATTGCTTCTGTAAATTCTGGAGTAAATACGCCACGCTCTTGTAGAAGTCTGATTGAAAGTTCCTTTGGAGTTGGTGCATCTGCATCTGAGAAGCCGTGAGCACGACGCCAAGTGTTTGCAGAGACTGCCATACGGTCAAATCCTGCGTCAGCATCTGTTGCACGGTCATTACGAGTTGCAATTGCTGATGGGTCATACCAAACAACAATCTTGTTAACTTGTGATTCTTCAAAACCGTTTGCAATTAGGTATGGACGAAGGTAGACAACTGTTAAAGCATCTGCGATGAGCAACATGAGTGGCTCTATGTGTGCCTTGTATAGTGATTCATCAATTTGCATTGCATTTGAGTACTTAACATTTGCTAAACCTGTTACAACATCCTTTGGAACATCTAGTCCCTGAAGGATGCGCTCTAGTACACGATCAGAACGCTCAGCTAGTGCTGGATCGAATGAACGCTCAAACTTAAATTGCTTAATCTTGTCGCCAAGTTCTGCAGGACCACGGATGATAAGAGGTACAACTGCTGATGCGGACTCTTCATCACGAATAGGAGTAGTCATAGCATCCATCAATTGCTCTTCAAACTCATCTTCTGCCTCTTCAGCAGTAAAGTTTGGACCTATGCCATCTTCTGAATCGTAAGGGAAGTCTCCATCGCCTTGTGAAGCAACAGAAAGTCCGTCTGGCAAGTAAAGAGCACCTGCATTAAGACGAGAACGTGCAGTTGCACGGAATGTTCTGTTGAGGAGAAGAAGTTCGGCGCAGAGATCTAACAAACCACGAAGAGAAGAGTCTGCTTCATCTGAAAAACGAGGATGTGAACGCCAGATGCGTCCTACGAATGCATCTTTACCTAGCTTAGATGCTTGACCAACTCCACCTTGTGAAGTAGTTGATTGCTCACGACGACCAATAACATTAAAACCACCGCGAGGGTCAGTTGTTACTTCATCAACAGAGCGAACGTCCCATGACTCAGGCAATCTTTGAGATGGCTTAGCTGGCATCTGAACTAAATAACATTCACCTGCTACTGAAAGGTTTAGTGCGGCATCTCTAAGCAATCCTGCTTGTCCACCATATGCAGAGTTTAATCTTGCAAGTGCACGCTCTGCTGCTGCACCTAGACGGTCATCAATAAGTTCTGATTGACGGACAGAGATTGGAGTCTCTGATGGATCATCGATTACTGCAGCATAAATACGAATTCGAGAGACAACGGAGGCAACTAAATTAAAAGCGTATTTGATTTCACCAATTGCATCGTAGTACTCCCATGCTTCTGCTTGCCATGCACTTGATCCAGCTGAACGACGAATTCTAAATTGCTCGAACTCACCCTTGTCGTTAACTTTAATTTGAGCCGCTGCAGCTGTAAGAGTTCTAGGAGTTGAGTAGATTGCAGCTTGAGCGGTATTAGTAAATACAGAAGATATTGTTGAAGGCTTTGGTGCCTGAATTATTTGTGTAGAACGAGAAAATGTTGACTTAGTTCTTTTGCGCTTTGGCTGGGATGGTTGAGGAATTGGTTGATCTGGTGTGTCGTTAGTAAATAAACCCACGGTAACTCCCTGTCATCCTAGTTGCGGAATATGAAGTCTTACTTATCTTCATATGCAGTCAACAGTCCTGCTATAGCAGATACCGCAAAAACGGTAGCAACTATGTAGGTTACTGATGGAATAATGATAGCCGAAATTACGAACCCTGATCCTATCCAAAAGCTGAAACACCACTCGCAGGTGGAAAGGTATCCAAGGTAAGAAGACTCTGGTGGAAACTTTTTCCAAAAGGCATTACGCAAAGGGGCTGTAACCATGTCTCGGGTTATTAACCGAGTTACACGATATGTAGCTAGCCCTAAAAGTACTAACTGTAGAGCGGTTATATCTTTCACTCTGTTGGATCCTCACTTGAATAGACTGAATTGTTCTGCCCGTATGGGTTCCAGCCTCTTAAACGGGACCCACAGCCGCAGCTGGCGTCTTTAATAAAGGCTATTACCTTTTCAGACTCTGTTAATACTGCTTGAAGCTTCCCATCGACGTGTCTATGGATGTATTTCTCTCTAAACACAAGTGTAGGACCTTGTGGAGAATCTTGCGCTATTAAAATGCTATCGCCAAGGAGAACTACTCTGACTCTATCGACCTTGCGGGTTCCTTGAGGCGATGGTCCAGGTATTGAAAGTTCATCTAACCCAACGGAGTTGGGCGGAGCTATCCAGACTAGGGCTGGGAAGACATCCGAAACTGCTCTCAAGTATTTAATCCAAACTCTGTGTATTCCTCTGGGATATAGAAATCATTCCAGCCCAACGCATAACCTGCTAGTTGTAGGTCAAGCATGATTGGACACTCTCTAGAGCTTTTTTCAATATTTAAATCAAAGTCTTCTGAACTCTTTACATGCTTTGCGTTTTTCCAAGCGTAATGATCCTTGAGGGAGATTATCGGGAAAGCCATAGGGTAGCTTGAGTTAGGCGCAGACATAGTTTCAAGAGACCGTGATTGAGGTCTTTTGGATTTTTTAGGATTCTTCCAAACAACTACAACAAGATCTGTGTCTTTGTAAGTTCCTGTCTTGGTTTTATAAAGTTTGCTCATTGGCTTAGACGCCTTGCCATAGCTCGATAAGTGACTCCAGCAGCTTCGGCAATAGCTGCGGTAGGAACTCCACGATTCTTCAACTGTTTAGCAATCTGGGTCAACTCATTATTTGCCTGAGCTAGTGGACTAGTAGGAGAGGTCTTTGCTCTATAACGTTTTGATAATGCAGACAGCTCACGAAGCTTAGTCTTTAATTCTGGAGGGACGCCTGGAGATACGGATCTAAGTCGAGGGGCATGTTTGGTAGGAACAGAGGTTGTAAGAGATTTAGGTGGGGGTAGAGGAAGTGCTCTCAACTGCTTCACGTCTAGTGCTCTACGGACCCAGAAGTGGATAGTTGTTTTAGGTACAGCAGGGCTCAAAGAGCTTCCTATGACTCCTAAGGACCATCCAGCTTTCCATAGCCCGCGTAGGCGTGACTCCATCTCTGAGCGTGTGAGCGTAGAGAGGAACACAACCTCCTCTATGGGCAGTTTCGGTGGATTCAGCATGGTCTTATTGTACCGAGTTTTTAGAGGGGTGTACGAGAAGATAGTCTGCCTAGTCTTGTACGGAATAACTAAATATATGAACCTTTCCATAATTTGCTTTTGGCCCCGGAGAAGAAAGAGGTGGTTTTTCAGCATTTTCAAAATCGTTCCGGGCCTTTTTTCTAAAAAAATCTCTTTATTTTTCCCCCCTTAAATTTTATTTTTTAAGATTTCAAAACTGAAACTAGACAAGGAATAGCCTTTTACTTTTTATTTTTTGTCTGTTTTTTGCAGAATTTAAGGTCATATATTGATACCTCTATTTTTCTTTTTCTTTTTCTTTTATATCTCTTTATTATTTTTACAAAGGTCTTACTAATAGAACTACTTACTACTAACTACTACTGACTAGTAACTTACTGACTAGTAGCCTACTGACTAGTAACTTAATACCCTCTAGCCTACTGACTAGTAACTTAATGACTATTAGGCTTAAAAAACTATGACTAGTCATATACACGAAATGACTACTTATAGACTTGCAAAGTGCAGGAAAGTAGAATATCTTTTACTTATTGAAGCAAGGGGCTTCAATAACAAAAAGGGAGAAACCAAATGTCATACGGAGTATCAATTACAGTTAAGTACACAGAAACAACTTCAACAGGAACTATCACAAAAGAAACAAACTACAACTTCCATGTTGATACCGCAGAAGGTGCAAGCGATTTAATTTCACAGACCGCAAAGAATGCAAAGGAAATGAATGCAACTGTTCAAGAAGTAAAGGTTACAGAAGAGAACCAAAACTCTTACACAAACCCTTACCGCAACCTTTCAGACAGCGAAATCTTGGACTTACTCCTAACCAAGTAACCGCAAGAATTAGCCCCCCTATCCAAGGGGGGCTTTTTCTTTTTCTAAGACACACCGCACAAAAGCTTCCCTTTAATCTTGCAAAGTGCAGGAAAGTAATCTATTCTTTCGGTAGTGGGAAACCAAGTACCACACTAGGGAGAAAACAAATGAAACTAGCAATTAAACTAACCGCAGAAGGAAACGCTTCTATCATTGACCTAACGGCAGATAGTAACGAACTACTAACACTTCAAATGGCGGTAGGGGGTCTTATTGAAGCAAAGACTCTTGAAAGTGGTTACACCCTTATTATGAATGAAGAAGGAAAGTTGCAGGGTCTTCCAATAAATGAAAGAGCAACTGAAATTTGGTTGGCTAACTTTCCAAACTTTCCTGATGTAATTCTCGGTGATGTAGTTATTGCAGGGGGTTATGATGATGAAGGTGAGCAACTAGGTCTTGATAAAGATTATGCAGACCGCTTATTGGAAATCTTTGCACAAGTATAAAACCCCTAAAGCAAAGAACCCCCTACCAAAAGGCAGGGGGTTTTTTGTTGTCTTTAATTAAGGGAGAACTCCAACGCTCTCACCTTGAAAGAGATAAGATAAAACTTCTTCATCAAAGCAACCGCACTCCTTAAGTCCTTTAGACTTTCTGAAAGCGTTAATCGCTTCAACTGATCCTTCTCCAAGACGACCAAACTTATCGTTCATTACTGAACTAAAACCTAAATCATTTAATCGCAATTGAACTGTTTTAACTGACTCAGAGTTTCCTTCGTAAGCATTTACTTTCATTGCAGAAAGATAAACATACTTATCAGGGTTGGCTTGGAAAGTAGGAGCTTTCTTTTCTTTCCTTGGTTCTTCTTTAATTGCTACTGGCTCAGACTCAACAGCGAGCGCTTGCTCATTAGTTGAAGGCATTAGAGAACCAAGCAACGGCATAAGGTTTTCTTGCTCGCTCATAGTCTCACTTCTTTTCTGTGGGGAATTTGCTAAGCCACTCTTTGTACTTAGCGTAGTGCTTTCCACTAGTACTAGTATAAGCGTCTTTACCTATGTGCCATGAGGTCCAGTCTCTTCCACCACCGCTCATATGCATAGCAATTTGAGCGTTAGTAACTGGATTAAACAACTCCGCATTATGCTCTAAATCAAACTTGGTTCGTCTATCTTCTCCAAGACTATCCACCATATTGATTTGGAATATGCCATAAGAATTATCGCCAGTTAGTTTATTGCCATTAAAGGCAAGGGGTCTGCCATTGCTTTCCTTCTTGGCTATTGCCCAAGCTTCTTTCAAGTCTTGACCTTCAAAGCCTACGGCTTCTAATAACCACACCAACTCAATGTCGGTAAGGCTTGTCTTGTTTTCAAAGTAGGAGAAAGGCTTAGTCTTCTTGACTGGCTCTGACTCAACTACGGGTCTTACTCTTTCTGTTGCCACTTGCTCTGTTGCGACAACCTCTTGGACTTTGCTCTCTACTGCTACTGCAACCGCTCCTGATGATAGAACTATCAAGAGTGATAGTAGTGCCAACACCCTTTCGGGTAAGTTTAGAGATGGGTTCATTTGGTTTTTCCTTTGTTAGGTTACGGGGACAGGGCTGGGGACTTCACCAACCCGACCATCGCCTCTTAGGGGATAGCCTTACTTCAAGTGTCTAATTCGTATATCTCCTTGTGTCGTTAACTTTCTGTTCATAAACTCTAGCATAAATGCAGGTAGGTCTCCTCGTCAAATCCATATCAAGCGTGGCTCATAAATATTTTTTACGCTTAAAATCCCTGCTGAGCGTGCTAAACCTATCTAAAACCCTAAATGCCCCAAAAAAAGTGCAGGAAGGACTGTTTTAAGCCCTTCCCGCCACTTTGAGAGACTTGCGAGCGCCTAGCGTCTTTCCCTTGCTGAAAGGGTTGCAAGAGCGATAGAACTCAGTCCAAGAGACAAGGCAAGACTATCTCCCCCCGAACTGTTCTGAAGCCCAGCGACTATCGAGCCAACTGCCAGCACCATAGAGATAACCGCAGTCCAAACCACTCTTTTTAGATCCATTTACTTTTTCCTTTTCTTCTTAGTAGTAGGGCTTGTCTTGCCCTGTGCTTTCTTTCCAGTAGGGCTAGTTCTGCCTACCAACCTTGCTGAAGGGTCTCTGACCTCTACCCCATTGGAGTAGATAGCCTTTCTTGCAGTTCGGTAAGCAACGCCCAACTCCTTAGCGACTGCTTCAATAGCCAGCCCTTTCTCGTAAAGCTTTACTGCTTCTTCTTGGATACTAGCGACTTTCATTTGTTAGTTCTTTCCTTTTCTGTCTAGAGATTTCCGCTTCAAGAAATCTAATCTTTTCGTTCTTTTGGTTGATGACTCGGTGCAACTGTCCCTGCGCTCTGATACCAACAACCATAACAAAGCAAGAACCTGCGAGCGCAATAATTATCGCCAGCATTGTTCCATTATCTAAAACCATATTTTTCCCCCCTTCTTATATAGTCTCATCTTGCATAACTTCTTGGGTCTATCTGCTTAGTTCCTAAACAGAAACCGCACTCGCTTGCGTGAGCATAGCCCAAAGCCCCAGCCAAATTAGCAACTCCGCAAGACCTCATCAACAGACAAGCAAACTCTTGGTCGGTAAGCCCTGCTTGTAAATCATCAGCCATTTTTAGCCTCTTCTTTTTCAAATTGAATTGCTTTATCTAAATCTATATCGCAATAAGGGATACCCTTATAAATTGTTATAGGTATCTCACTTGTATCTGCCCAGCAAACTTCGCAAGACTCCAACCCCGTATATGGACTTGGGTGATTAACTTTTCTACTCATACTAAAATCCCTTCTAGTCCTTCGTCATTTCCAAAGTCGGCAGGGCTTACCAAGTCCAGCCACTCCCTAAATAGATAAACCAAACCTTCCTGCTTTTTATTTCTTTCCTCTAATAATTCTTCATAAAGAGAATAGGTTTCCCTCTCCCAGTTATCGGCAAGATATAATTCTTCTAATATATGTTTAGGCATTTTTCCCCCCCTATATATAGTCTTTAGTAAATAAGAAAGCAAACCCCGGACCATTACCTTCGGGGTCTTGGGATAGACATAGCCCTTCGCCATTATCAAACTCCAAGAAAGGAATTGGTTCGTGGTCTGAAATATCCCAACCCAACTCCTGCGCTTCTTCCGCAGTAGCATTTCTAACCTTTACAAGAGTCGCACCTACTAGCGACCCCCACTCTTTCTCTAGGTATTTACTTAGGTCGCTCACGGATATATCAAATCTAAACAAAATTGGTTCATCTGCTCTGTTGGCACTTTACACATCTCGGGTGTTGTAGCGTCCATAGCCCAAGCGAATAAACCTAACAAGACAAGACCAACCGCAATTCTGCGTCTAATAAACTTTGCCTGTGTTTTCATTTCGTCCCTGCTTCCTGTGACTCCCTTAGCCACTAGTAGAACTTTACCAAACTTTCCTGACTTTTTCTACTTCCCTGCTTTATTTGTTTTTCGGGCGTGTCCTGCTAAGGCTAGTAATTCCTGCGTGGTTCTTTGTGGGTAGTAGTAAGAGTGTCTATCTCTAAATAATGGAAACCCAACCGCACTACTACTTTTCTTTTTTGAGGCGTGCTTGATGTGTCCTAGTGTTCCTAGTATCGCACTATCAGGTAAAAATCTCATACCTGTATTGTAGCAACTTTCCTGACTTTTTTCAAAGCTATTCGTAGTGAGTTCTTTTTCCCCCTTTATATGTAGCGGGAGAAAAAAATAACCCCCACCTTTCGGTGGGGGCTTACTTTTTAGAGCGCACCTTCTTGCGCTAGACCTATCTCTAAGTCTAAGAGTTCGGCAGGTGTGGCTTCCTCTAGATTTACCCAGCCAGCACCTTCCTCATCTATGCGAAAGATTTCTACATATCCCATTTAATCACCCCGCCTTCATTAAAGTTTTGTATTGCTTTGTTCTCTTTATCTTAGTGCTTGTTGCTTTATCTTGTAAAGATAACTCAAACTTCCAACTATTTATCTCCATATGAGTTTTTATGCGGTGGCAAGTAGAGCAACGAACTACACACTTTTTAATTTCCTCTTTAACTCGGCTAGCAAGTTTAGTATTTCCACCGAGCGCAGTTCCAATATCAAACTTCTTACTGTGTAGGTGGTCAAACTCTAGGGCTAATACATTACTTTCACCGCAGTCCACGCAAGGGTGGGTCTTTAGGTAATCAAATACATATTTTCTTACATCTAAGTTCTTTGTCTTATGCTTAATTTTTCCGCGAATAGATACGCAAGGCTTACACGCACCTTCTCTTGACCAACGCTTTCTTTCTGTGCGATATGCCTCTTGGAAAGACGATAAGGCTTTTACCTTTCCGCACTTACTACATTTTCTTTTACCTTTTGCTTCTAGAGATAAACGCTTGTTAGTTCTTTGTGCTGAAGTTTTGCGGTGGACGGAAAAACACTTCTTACATCTTGCTCTTACTCCCTGAATACCAAACTCATACTTATTAAACTTTTCTAGTGGTAACTCTGTTAAGCAACCTATACACACTTTAACTTTTTGCTTTGGCATTGACGCTTATCACCTTAATCCCTATCCACCTCGCTTCCCTTAGCGAGTGTGTATGGCTTTATTCTACACGACCTTCCTGACTTTTCGCAATATGGAACTAAATCGGTGTTTCGTGCGTCTAACAATAT